ACAGATATTAAAATTACAACAAATGGTAGACCTTTTACACCAACTACAGAGGGTGGAAAAGTATATCCACAATCAACTGTATTAACTGTAGGAGAAGATAGTTTCAATATAAAGAACTTTGAATATCAACCTAATGGAGTAGATGGCGATGGGTATAAAACCAAATATAAATCATATTTTAGTACTCATATTGATAGCAATACTGTTTACTATTCTAGTGGAGGAAACCACGGTGATGGTAGATACTTTGCCTACTCTGGTTCTATAGATGGCAGAAAATATGGTGCACCTGATGTTGATGCAGATTTACCATATGGAAATGTATTAAAGCATCAATTTGGTAGAGTATATGAACAAGCTGACCTAATTAAAGACCAAGAGCTTATATTCTCTGGTGCATTTAATATGAAATTTGATGCAAATACTGGTACATTATTCGTACAGTTAGAAGATGACTCATACGAAGATACTGGAGTTGCTCTAGCAACTGGTTGGCAATTAATGGAATATAAACTTGCAGATGATAATACTATGTATTTTAGAATAGATGACCAAGAGTATAATAGCTCTACTCCAATAAAATTTACAAATACTGGTCTAACGGTTCACAGACCTGAACAAGATAACGGAGAAACAGTACTACAAAGATTTAACTGGTATAGAGGATATGGTGAGATAATCCCTGATTGGTTAAGAGATGAAATTATTGATGTAGAAGATAATTTACCTGATAACTTAGCGTAAGGGTAAATTATGGTTTACGCTGATTTTAAAAAACAATTAGAAGACAGTTTTAATGTCTTCTTTGGATTAGTAGAGGGAAAGATAAAGAATAGTCCACATATAAAACCAAGTGAATATATGGACTTCTTGCAGAAAGCTTTACCAGTAATTATGCAAGCATCTATGCAATCTCAAAAAGATTTTCTTGATATTTTGCTAAAAGAGAAAGATATAGAGCTTAAAGATAAGCAGATAGAGCTTACTAAAGAGCAAATTAAGAGTTTTAAATCTAAAAAAGTATCTGACCTATTAAAGATACAAATTGATGGTTGGAGTAGATATGCTTCAGCAGTTGGTATTACAGAAGACAACTTACTATCTGTACTTAATGGGAAAAATGTTGAGGAAGTATACAGAGAGTACTCCTGCGTATCTGGAATAGAAAAGATGTATACAGTAGATGATTACGGTAATGTTCAAGAAGAAACAATAGATAAAAGTATATGTGAGGATAGTTAATGAAATTAATTAAAATAACAAAGAGCCAGTTGATGGCTCTTATTGATAATTTTGATTTTAAAGAAGATGATATAAAAGAGTGTATTGAGCTTACTGGTTTAAATATAAAAGAGTATATAAAAGCTTGTAATGCAAGAGATACAATCTTTTATCACATCAAACATTATAAACATAAGATTGGAATAGTCCTATATCATAAAGATAATAAAGTTAGTTTATTTACAACTAATGATTTAATAGAGAAGTATAACTTTAAATATGTTGGTATGTTAGTAAAATTACTTAAATCAAATAAAGTATGTAAACATTTTCCATTAGAAGCTACTGCATCTTCTTGGCACGAAAAAGGAAATAAAATATTACAAATGCTTAAATTTGAAATATACTACAAAGATAAAGATAAAATAGTTTACTTATATAGGTTTAAAAAATAATGGGTAGTTCAACAAAAACAGTTAAAGGTGTATCTGCTTCTTTTCTACAGAAGAGAGAACACGATATGTTTATTGCTAAATTATTATATTTAGATGGTGCAACTAATGGAAATCTTAATGCATCTTTTGATAAAGCAATAGATGATGCTACAGTATTCTTCAATAAAAACTTATTCAAAAACAAAGGCTTATTAGCAGATAGTAGTATGAAAATAGAGACTGTAGATGAAACAGTTATACAAGAAGCTATAGAAGACGAAGTTGGCTCTATAGATGATTTAATATGCTACAGAAATTTAGAAGATAATAGTAGACTAAACTATCTATTATATGACTTCTTTAAGAGCCAAGATAGCTACATAGATGGCTCTAACTCTTCTATAAATATGGAAATAAGTTGTAATGGTAATACATATGTAGAGGAGCTAGGATTAGGCTATATTACAATAGATAACAATAACTATACTGTAGTTGTTCAAGATAATAGCTTTATGTATTATGATGATGAAGATACAAATATTAGATATATAAAGTTAGTAAATATAGATGATGATACAGATGAGAATAAACTACAATGGTATATAGATGATAGACATATATATTATGCCAAATACAATAAAGATAGCAATGAAGATAGTATATTTATTCCTGAAGAAGATTTAAAACCAATGCTTGAAGAGAAAGATGTACTTATACTACCTATAAAGATAGATAGTGCTGGAGAAGCAGATAATAACTTTTTTATATTAAATAAGTTTGGTATAGGTAGAGATTTAAAAGATGGTGGTTCTGACTTAAACGATACTTACAGTAATTCTGATATTAAGAATATGATAGTTACATATGCTATGAAAGCATCTAGCGATGAGTTTATATATGACAAAGTAAAACCATATTACTTTGATGATGATATAGGAAAAACTGTAACTATAAATTCAAACTATGATGGACACAATGTAAAGATAGAATACTATATTGAAGTTGGTAGTGATGCAGATAAGCATACAATAAAAATGTATAACAATGGAGATTACAAAGGTAAATATGAATACGATAACGAAAATCCATTTTATATAATACCTATAGAAACTCTACAGAAATTAAATCTTAAAGATAAATATAGAGCATATAGAGATTATCTATCTATGTTTGTATCAGTAACTCAAAAAATACATTTAAAATGGTATCAAACTTGGTGGGGACAATTACTTATGGTAGCTGTTAGTGCATTAATTACATATGCTACTGGAGGAGCAGGAGCTGGACTTACTACATTGATAGTTGGCTCTTTAGGTGTAGCTATAAATCAGTTTGCCCCTGAATTATCTACTATTTTTAGTGTCATACTAATGGTTGTATCAATGGCAAATACTATGTCTAGTGTAGGTAGTATTTTTACTGATGTAAACCAGATAATGAAATTTAGTGGTTTTCTATTAAATGAGTATTACGATTATAAACTTGGATTAAAAAAAGATGATGTTAATGAACTAAATAAAGAGATGAAGAAATATCAAGAAGAGTACGATAAATCTAAAGAGAACTCATATATTTTACCACCACCTGAAGAATTATTTAACGACTCATACAATATGCTACATAATCCTTTCGATATAGCCTACAGTTCAGTACACTCTATTTCAAGTACAGCTGATGCTTTCTATGCTAAAATCTAAATAAAAAAAAAGGATTTAGCATATGAACGAATTAGAACAAGAGGTACACGATAGATATAATGATAATATATCCAGTATAATTGAGTATAGACAATATGTTGCAGAAGAGAAAGAGATACTAGCTAATAAAGATAGCAATAATAACAAAAAACTAACTTCAATCTACAAGAAACAAGCATTGGCTTTAATAGCTAATTTAAGAAGCCCATTCAGCAATAGAAATAAGATAGTTAGTTTAGACTCTGATAATGCATCTGCTAAGTATAGAGCAAGCATAAATGAGAAACTAATTAATAGCATTTTCAAAAGAGAGGTCAAGGGACTACAAGTAATTAGAGATTGTGTATCAAATTATATACACGGTAACCTTTTTGTAGAAACTGGTTGGAAATACAAGAGTATCAAAAATGAAATAGTAAAAGATGCTCCATATAATATCCAATTAATAGAAAGAGTTAGAGAAAATAAAAAAAATATAGAAGTAGTTATCGACAAAAAGAAAAACACTATGACTATATATGAAGTTAAGAAAATAATCAATAGACCTTTTATGTATAGCTATTCTATTGATGATGTAGTGTTTGATGCAACTGCTAAAATTACAGAGCCATTACAATGGTTCATAATTGAATACAAATATACAATATCTGAAATAGAAACTCTAGGATTATTTAATTCAAGAGAAATTAAAAAAATAAAATCTATGAAAAAAGATTTAGATATAGAGTATGGTTCTAATGAAAATATAGATGCACGATATAAAGTATTAAAATACTATAGGCTTAACAGTAAAAACAATGTAGATATACATTATCTAGCTAGTGTTGATGGTGGAAACTTTAGATTAGTAAATTCAAACAAAGATGCATTGCCAATAAGTACAATACCTATTACAATAGGAAAGCTATACGATATAGATAATAAAATTATTGGTAAATCTCTATATTGGGCTATAGAAGAAGAAGACAAAGATGTAGCTAAGATTAAAAAAGCTATCAAGGATAATCTTGCTAGGTCAAACTTTGGTATGACTTTTATTAAAAAAAATACACTTGATAAAAATGCTATGAGTAAATTTTTAGCTGGTAACCCTATAGTTGAGATAAATACAAGAGATAATCTACATAATGTTATTCAGCAAGGCAACTTTACTCCTTTACCACAAAGTGTATTTGCACTTATGGACAAATTTAATGGTGATGCAAGCGAAACTACTGGTATTAGTTCTCATATGCTAGGTGTTGGTTCTAACGATATAAAAGCCCCTGCTAGTAATTATGCTTCATTAATGCATCAGAGCCAAATACGACTTGATGATGCTATGAGTAATTTAACTGATAGCTTAAAGCAAGTATTTACTATATGGGTTCAATTATTTAACAAGTATTATACAGATGAGGATATTAAAGAGATAACTAGAATTAATATAGAACAACTTAAAAAGATTGAATATAAAAAACTTAGCAACTTCTATGGAATAGATGAATTACCTGAAGATGTAAAAGAGGGTGCTAAAACTATTATTGCATATGAACTTGAAAATATGTTTAATGATAAATACGATAAATACGATATTACAATTAAAGTATCTTCAAAAGGTGCAGAGCAAATTAAGATACAAAATCTATTAATGTTAGCTCAACAAATAGGACCATTAATGTCAAATAATGTAATAGGTTCAGAAGCTACTAAGCAATTAGTTATAGAATTAGCAGATTTACTAGGTGAACATACATTGGCTCAAATAATTAAAAGAGATAAGCCACAAGGTAACCCTATGCAAGAACAAGCTATGCAAATACAGATGCAAGGTGAACAAGCTAAAGCTCAAAAAGAACAAGCATTGGCTCAAAATGCTATGGCAAGAACTGAACTTACTAATGCTAAAGCTAAAGAGGCTCACGCTTCTATAGAGCCAAATGTTAGTAAGAAATATATGGAAGTTGCAAAAGAAAGTAAAGAAATAGCAGAGGGAGACGATAATGGAAAAGATAGTAAGAACGATAATAAGTAGAGATGCTACAGAGCCTGTATTGGCTCTATTTCAACACTATGTAGATGAAATAAAAGATATTGCTTTGAATGGTAATATAGATGATGACAGTACTAGAAAAGCAATTATAGCTAGACAGGAATTTGCTGATTTCTTAAATAGATTTAAAGAAACTATTAATACAATAAAACAAAACAATTAAAAGGATAATTAATATGGGAATTTTCGATATGTTCAAACAAGATAATGGTAATGAAAACAAAACTGATGAGAGTAAAACAGATAGTGAGCCAACATATGAAGAGTTATGGAGCAAAAGTGATGATGAGTTGTTAGGTGAAAAAGATAACAAAACAGATATTAAAGATGACAGTACAAAAGATGAAACAAAACCTACTGAAGATAGTAAAACAGAAAATAACACAAATAATTCAAATGATGAATTGATTAATGTTACTATTGCTGGAGAGGAAAAAGAGTTATCCCCTGAAAAACTACAAGAGTTATTAGATGCTGGATATGAATATAAAATAAAACAAGAAACCTCACCTATAGATGAAACATTAATTGATTTAACAAAAGGAATTGATAAAGATTTATTAGTTGCAATCAAAGATGCAAAGAGTGGAAATGAAAAGGCTAAAAAATATATACTTGATAAGCTAGGTATAGACATTGGCTCTAAAGATAATGATGAATTTGATTTCTTTGGTTCAGAAGATGATAACAATAAAAGTAAAGATAATGAAGAAGATGAATATAAACCTAAAGTTTTAGACCCTAATAGTATTGAATATAAAGTGGAAAAACTAAAAGAAGCAAACACCGAAGTGTTTAATGCTACTATGAGTACATTTTCAACTATACCTGATGACTTCAAGAAAGAAGTATCTGACCCAAATATATTTGATGCATTTGTAGAAGATGTTTCTAATGGTATTTTTCAACCAGTTTATCAAAAGGCAATAGAGCTTAAAGCTATCAATGGATACGATAGCTGGATTGAAGCGTATGGTAAGGCATTTGAAGTATTAACAAAAGGTTCAGACAATATAAACAAAGAGAATGATGAACCAAAAGATACATCTACTAATAAAAATAATGACTCTTCAGGGACTAATGTTAAAGATACTGCTACAAGTTATGAAGATTTATGGAACTCTATGGAGGTTTAACCTCTTAGAGATATAAAATACTAAAAACGAATACTACTTTTTATTTCATCTTATATTATTATTTAATCACAAAAAAAATAAACAAAATCAACAAAGGATATATATATGTTTAGATTCAATGGCGGTAACACTCTCGGAAGAGAGATGCAGGTTTATGCAGATAAGAAAATGCTAACAAATATTGCACAATCAACAGTATTTGACAGATGGTTTACTATCAATAAAAAAATTCCAGCTAATAGTGGAACAAAGGTTAGATTTGATAGATGGGTTCCGATGTCTTTATTGATGTTTACAAATAACATTAATGAGCAATTTGTGGAGGGGAGAACAGAAGATAGCGATTTAATTATCAATGTGCCACAACAAGCTTGGGAGTCTTTCGTATTACCAGAGGGAAGTTCAGGTGATGAAAAAGGTGATATGAAGCTAGTTCAAAAAGAAGCTAACATTATTGATATTGGTATGTGGAAATCTCATACTGAAGAAATCAAAAAATATGATGACAAATGGACTGTAACTGAAGAGGTATCACAGATGAGCGAAGTTGCTTCTATGGTTATCGATGGCTTTCACAGAGATACATTAAGTCTTGGTGCAACTCAAAACTTTGATATTTCAGATGGTACAGCAACAAAAAGAGTAGTTAATAGCTCTAACTTTACTGCTCAAATTAGAAAAGCTGTTAGAAGTATGCAACTGCAAGGTGCTAAACCAACTAGATGGATTATAAGCTCTTCACCTAACTACGGTACTACACCTATTAAGTCGGTTTATTCTGCACTAATTCATACTTCAGCAGAGGAAGCTTTAAGAGCTAACCCTGATTTTGTTGCTATAGAAGAGACTGGTAAATCAACTGAATATGACATTTATATGCAGTTAATTGGTTATATCGGTGGAGTAGCAGTATATACAACTCCTAATGCAGTACTTAAACCTGATGAAGACAATGCTGGTGAATATACTTGCGAAATGTTTATCTTTGGTCAAGACCATTCAGCAAACATTGGTGTTAGAGGTGCAGGTAGAGTAAACTTTATTGTTAAAGCTCTTGGTGAAAATGGTAATGACCCACTAAACAGAATTGGCTCTGTAGGTTGGAAAGCTACTATAGGTGGTACAGTATTGTATCCAGAGAGAATGGCTAGAGTAGTAGCAAATATTAAACTGTAAAAGGATAGATAATGGCAGAAGCAACAATTAAAAATTATGGTGTATTTGGTACACATCTTGGAAATTTTGAAAGCACATCTGGTAAAGTTAAAAATGGATTTAGTACAAAGATGGTTATTGCTCCATATGACTCTGAAACTAATGAGCTTAAACTAGATGAAAAGATTGAATTAGAACCAAATGAGTCTGCTACAGCAGATACAAACTATGATTGGTTCTTAGTAGAACCTAGAAACCAACTTGGTTCAGCACCAGTAGTATTGGCTCTTAAAGACCAGTCTACTGATAAGTAATTGGCTCTCTTGCCAATTACACTTACTAAATTATTTACTTCATTAATAAACTTACTTTAATAAAAAATCTTTATCATTACCAATATAAACTACAAACAGTATAAAAAAAAAGGATATTTATATGTCAAGTAAAGAAAGTAATATGGTTTTAGTAAAGGTTATTCCAAAATTTGAAACAAACGAAAAAGGTATAGTTATAAATACTGGTGAGTTCGCAAATTCACGATTTATTCCTTTTGATAAAAAAGTTAGAGTTACAGTTAAAGAGATGCAAACTATAAAAAGGCTAAAAAAAATTACTAGCCAAAAAGAAAATTTGAGTATTAAAGAGATTATGGATAAATACAAGGTAGATGAGAATAGAGCTAATGCTATCAAAAAACAACCTATGCTAGGTGAGAGAATAGTTAAAAGAGAACTTTATAGCGTAATTACACTATAAATAGCTAAAATAGTATATAATATCCACAAAAACAATTAAAGGATATTATATGCCACTATATTATACACAACCAAATGTTCCTGATATTACTACATCAGGACAAGACTTATCAAACTTAACACAATTTGAACAACAACCACAAAATAATTGGGATAAATTTACAAACTTCTTTCAAAGACCAAACTTTGATTATAAATCTGCATTAGCTAGTGGAGCTAGTCCACAAGATATAAATACTTATGATGCTATGCGTAGAATGAACCCTACCGGTATGCAAACAGTTAGTGGTCTAGTTAATGTTGGTTCACAACTTGCAGGATTATATATGGGCTTTGCTAACTACAATAGAAAAGCTGATTTATTTGATAAGCAAATGGATATGATGAATTATAAGTTTGGACAGATGAAAGATGAAGTTAATAGAGTTAAAAAAGTTCGCTCTAAATTAGCTAAGATTTACTAAGGAGCAAATGATGGGTATTATGGACATAATGGGTAAAGACACATCAACTAACAATGCTAATGTGGCTCTAGGAGCTGTTAAAGGTATTGATACTGATATAGATGCTATTACATCTATTGGTATGAAGTTAGATGCTTACCTAGAAAAGAAAGAACAATCAAAGATACAATCTGCTGTTAATCTATCACAAATGTTTGCTAATGAGCAGATGCAACAGTTTAAGATGCAACAAGATGTAGCTAAAACACAAGCACAGTATGGATTAGCTGATGCACAATTAACTAGCTTAGATAAGTATAGAGGACAGCAAGTGGCTCTACAAAATAGAAGAGCTAATTTATCTGAAAAACAATTCAATGAAAAGGTTAGAGAGTTTGATACTGAAAGACAAGATGTTAAAGATAGACAGACTCAACTTGATGAAGAGAGAAAAGCAAAAGATGTTAAAAGATTAGCTGATTTAGCTAAAAAACAAGCAGATGCAGAGAACTACAGAAAGGCTACTGTAGCATACAATGAGTTACTAGCTAAATATAATAAAGAGTATGAGTTAGCTAAAACTCCTGAAGAGAAACAAAAAGCTATTGATGACTTTAACAAAGCAAAGATTGAAATGCAATCTTGGGGTGTCAAACCAGTTAAAACAGCTAGTGTGTCATCGTTAGCTGGTAAAGAAGCTAAAAGCAAAGGTAAAGGTAGTGGAGAAGATGGTTCACATAAAGCTACTACAGCACAAGAATATGTAAAATTAATTAAACAAGGCGTAGAACCAACAAGTATAAGAGCAAATGAAAAAGTAGTAACTACAGCAGTAAATATTCTTAAAGCAGATGGAACTCCTAATGGTTCAACTTTGGCTAATAAGGTTATTACTGCAAGTGAAATGTCGAAACCAGATGTTGTAGATACAAAAACAGCTATTAATCCAAATACTTCACTTGGAGCTAAAAATTATACATCATTTGATTGGGCTATATCTACATTACCATTTACCAGCAAATTAGCTAGTAACAAAGAGGTAAATCAAGAAATAATTAACCAAGCTAAAACATTACCAACACCGCAACAAGAAACAGCAATTTTAATTGCTAATCTTATGGGTAAAGAAGATTTATTCCAAAACGGTTTAGTTGGTAACGAGGTACACGCTCAACAATTAATTAATCCATTTAATGACTTAGTTAAATTTGCTAAAGGATATGGAGCTAAAGACGCTAAAGAGTTATATACTACTGAAGATGGAAGTTTTACTGAAAGACATACACCTGATTGGCTATTGAAGTGGAATTACAATAATACAAAAGGTAAACATACAAAAGATGGCAATAAAGAAGCAGAACATCTTAAGCATTTATTAGATGCTAGAAAGAACAAAGGTGAATCTACAGATATTATGAAATATATAAAAAATATAAATGAAACACTTACTAAGAATAAACCTAGTGAGGGTAAAGCAGTATTGTTACAGAGCCAATTAGCGTTTGAACAATTATCACAAACAAAAGATGCATATACATTTGATTTGCCAGTAATTTATTACGATAAAAAAGCACATAAAATAAAGCATTTAAAAGATAACAATGGAAATCCTATTACTAAACCTGTTAATAGAAGTGAAATGGTGAAACTAGCTATGCCTTATGTACTTGGTAAGGTTATATTTCCAGTTAAAAAAGTATATGGCGAATAAAGGAGAATTATTATGCAAGAAAAAGATACAGACTTTAATTTAAAAGATTTATTAGACTATGGGGTTAAAAAAACTTATGAGTCAAAATATAGAGATATGAATAATGCTATCGGTGGGCTAGTTGGCACAGCTGAATATCAACACGATAGAGGTTATGGTCAAGCAGTAGCTGATACCTTTAATGGGACAATGGAGAATGCAGACCAAACATTATATCAATGGCTTAGTGATGATAGCGACCAAGTTAAGGCTAAACAAGCAGAAAACTTTAACACTATGGAGCAATTACAAAATGGTAGTTCAATGGTAGGTGCATCTCAATCGTTACTTGATGTTGGTACACAAACATTAGTAGGTGTTGGTACTGGTGGATTAGCTAATGTTGCTAGAGCTACTGCTCCTAGAATGTTAGCTAGTGTAGGTTTTAAAACTGAAAGCAAGAAGTTGGCTCAACAAATGGCTACTAAGTCATTAGAGAAAGCAGAGAAAATATTAACAGATGGTGTTGATAAAACTTTAATGCAAGGTGCAAAAGGTTTCTTGGCTGAAAATACTACATATGCTGGTATTGGTGCAGTATCTGATATGACACAAACAGATAGTATTGGAGAACAAGCACATACGGCTAGAGATTTAAAATCATTTGGTAAAGCATTTGCTGGTGAATTTGCAATGGGTACTGCTCCTGAACTTGCTGGTAGAGCTATTGGTTCAACTGTATCTAAAATAGGTATTAGAAAAAACTTAGTTAAGCAAGTTAATAGTGCAGATGCTGTTAATGTAAATCTTGGTGCAGAACATAACGCAGTAATTAACAAAAGTCTACTAGAAGACCCTGAAATGAATGAAGTATTAAAAGGTTCTATAGACAATAATGGATTGATAGATTTAACTGGTATGACTCCTGAAATAAAAGAGATGGTAGCTAAGAGAATTAAAAAATCTAAATCATATGCAATTAAAGATGGCGATAAATTCATTATTAAATCAGATGCTCTTGGTACTATGAAAGGTACAGAAGTAGATGGCTCTCTAAGATTAGATGTTAAGAAATCTAATTTAAAAGATAAAGCATATAAATTAAAAATTGGAGATAAACTATTATTAGAGCCAACTACTTTAATAAAAGCTGGAGAAGCTAAAGCTACTAAAGCTGATAATCCTAATGCTTCAAAGTATCACGAACTAGAAAGTTATGAATTTAACTTTAATGATAAAGGTGATTTTTCACCAGTTGATAAAAGAGGTTTAACATCTATAGATGATGTAAAGAACAAGAAAGATTTAGAAGCTATGCAGTCAGCAATTAAAGACCATAATGGTATCAATACTGGTGAGAATGTAAAGACTAATGTAGTTAATCAAATACTTACTGCTAAAAAAGATGCATTAGATACTGCTAAACTTCCTGAACCACTAAAAAAGATAGTTGAAACTAAAAATAAAATAAATGACCCCGATGTATCTTTAAAATCTGAAGAGTCATTTAAACAAACAAGTGCTATGAGTAAAGAAGATAGTGGTTACCTATCTATGTTTGAAACTAAATCAGAACCAACTATTGACCCTGATACTAGTAAACCTATTAAAAATGAAACTACAGTAACTAAAGTTGATTTTAATGACCATACTAAAGAAGCTATTAAAACAGCATTGGTTCAAAGTTTAGAGTCTAAAGATACAAAAGGTTTATCTACAGATAAGTTATATAAGAAGATAGCTCAAAAGACTGTGGACCTACTAGGTATTGACACTAAAAATGTTAAAAAAGAACATATAGTAAAACAGTTAGCCGAAGATATTAAAAAGCTAAATGAAGAAAATGGATTACTTGGTGTAGTAAAAGATACAGATAATGTAGAGAGATACTATCTTAAAAACTATGAAGATATAGACGGTAATTTAGCTAGAGAGTTAAATGAAGATTTCAGAGGCTATGTACCTGCTGAAGATAAAAATGCAATACACACAAGTTCTAAAGATGTAAAGATTAAAATTAAAGCTCCTATTGAAAAGAGTAAGTATGATTTATTAGAGAAAGAAGCTAATACTCCTTTTGAAGTAAACGATGGAGCAGTAAAAGATATTGATAATACTCTTAAAAAGATTACATCATCTATTGATGAAAAGACTGGTATATCAACATATATTTTACAAATGCAAGTTCCTGCATTTAGAGATATGAGTTTATCTGAAATCAGAAAAGCTTTAAGAGATTTACCTGATGATTTAAAAGAAACATACAAGACTATGACAAAGAATTATAAGCAGGAGCTAGAGGGATTATATGCATTAACTAAAAGCGGTAAAAATGAATTTTACTTTGATGTATCATATTCAGGAGAAACTAGATGGAGATATGAGGGATTGATTAATCCACAAACTAAACTTGGTAGATATATCTTCAAAATAAAAGGTACTAAATTTGATGTATCTAAACTTTCATTAGATGATAAAGCTAAAGGCTTAAATATAGCTAAGAGAAGTTATTTAGAGTTGTTTGGTGCTAAACCTGTGCATATGAACGATTTAGAAGTTAATGAAGCATTTAATCAATTAGTAAAAGCTTGTAAATCTGGAAATGTAAATATCTTTGGAAGTAAAGGTTTTACAAAATATGATGATGGGATACTAAATGATTTTCTTATGAGAGAAGTTGTTAGATTTGCTGATAATGAAGCTAAAGGCTTCAAAGAGCCAATGCATATTACGGCAGAGCTAGATGGTATCAACAATGGATTTGGTGTTACATTAGCTGGTTTAGGATTAACTGATAGTAGAGTAGGTATTGGCTCTACTCCAAAGGCAAATATAGATGACTTCTATACAGAGTTTGCAAATACACTTAATAACGAAGGATTGGCTCTATCAAGAGGAGATGTTAAAACTGCCTTTATTGCATTACTTAATAATGCAACTGAATATGAAGCTTCTAAGTCTGTAGCTAGAACTATACTTGATAATGCTAGATTAGCTATTGCTACTAGTAAAGATGTTGATTTAGCACCAATAGAGGGTGCAGTAAGTAATATGCTAAAAGATTTAGCTACAGATAGTAAAGGTGTTTTATCTGAAAAAGAGTTAAGTAGATTAAATGGTATGCTAGAAGATACTATGAATATTCTAAAAGATTCTGATATTAAAATAGAAGATAGAACATTTGGAGATATTTTAAATAAAGTATATGAGAAAATAGATAACTTTGACCCTAAGAAATATAAACCTAAGAAAAAGAATAAAACTATTGATGGTGTATTCTTTGATTACTTAGTTAGTAAAAATAAGTTTACTGTTGGTAAAGATATTGCTGAACACAAGAAACAGTTAAAAGATAAGCTTGGTAATGAAGCTAGAAAGATGTCATCTATATTTAACTCTAGTGTAGTATATGATGCTATAGTAAATAAAAAGGATATACCACTTGTAGCTAAAGAGGATTTTATAAATATATTATCTGCTAAATACCATATGCCTATTAAATCTGCTGTTAAAAAGATATTCCCTAAAGAGGTACTTGATTATAGAAACAGTATGAAAAAAGTATCTAAAATGGTACAAGCTGATTTTGCAATTAAATATCACAGAAAACAATTTAATAAACAGAGTGTTGAGATACAACTAGATGAGTTCTTTGATATTCTAAATGTTAAAGATGAGTCTTTAAAGAAAGAGATTAAAGCATCATTTAAAGATAATGATACATACTCTATGAGAGATATTATAGACACTCTTGGCTCTAATGTTGAAATTAACTCACAGATAATGAACCACAGTACTCTTAAGTCTATGATACCTTATATATCTAATGGATACAATAAAGTACCTATGATAGGTTTTAAAGGCTATGCAGGATATGACTTTAAGAACAAAGAGAACTTTGGTTCACCAACTGTAATTCATACTTTTCAACCGTTATATACAATTAGTAATGATAGTTCTATTATGCAGATTACTAAGACTGTTAATGGAGATAAACCAGTTGTATCATTATGGGACGCATTCGTTGGAAACCCAATACATATAGCAGAAAACGCAAAGACAGCAAATGATGTTGTAGGTGTTATTTACAAAGATAAGAGAACCAATCCATACTACAGAATGGAAGAAACTATTAACGAGAACACAGACAATCTAAGCGAGATAGTGGCTCATAAAGATAAAACAGAAGCAGAAGCAATTAACTGGTTAGCTGAACAAAGTTTAAGAAGTAGAGATAAAGTTATCACTAAAGAAGCTATTACTAGAGAGAAAAATAAAATAGAAGAAGATTTTAGTAGGAATAGTGTTGATGATTTAGCTACTGAAATTAAATCTAAGAAATTAGATGTTGATAGTAATAAAGATAATATTAAAGATATTGAAGAGATAGCACAATACTATAATGGTAATGATGAAGTTAAATCTACCGTTAAAGAAGCTACTAGCAATAAAGATATTCCAGAGCCAACTAACTCTTTACACGCTGAAAGTATTGAAACTAAAGTATTTAAAGATAATGACTTAAAAGATGTAGAGCCTACTGAAGCTACATTTATCTCTAATCTATCTAATGGTGTTATTAAAGTATCTAATGCAGTTATTAAAAATGTAAAACTATTCTTTGAAAAAGGTGCTAAAAGTTCAGATGCAGTTAGGGTTGAAAGTATGGCAACTATGGATTTTGATTTCCACGAAAAGATAGATGTAGTTAAAATGCAAAAGCTATTACACGAATTAACGCACATCGCAACTGATGGTACACATAATGAATTAAAACAATTCTTTGAAGCTAATATTGGCTCTCTAACAGATAGTAAAGGCAATAAACTATCTAATGGTAAAGAAGCTGAAGTATTTAAAGAGAAACTAGCACAAGTTGTTGAAAGATTACTATTAGCAGATATGATTAGGACTAATCCTAGTAAGTTTGCAAAGATATTTGGTACTAAGGATTTAAAAGCTGAAATAGATAAGTTAAGACTATATGATGCAAATGGTAGAGAGTTTAGTTCAATTTACCATTTAATTGATTTAATAGACTCTATAGCTGATAAAGATATGAAACAATTATATAAGAGCCAACTAGATGATGTAGCTATTAAAGTAACTGGTGAGATTAATTCTAACCCTACAATTATTGGTTGGATAAATAAAACTAAACCTGATGAGTTCCAGACTACTATTAAAGGCAATAAGCCTATAGGATTTAATGTTGCTGAAGTAGTTGGCTCTAAAATGTTTAAAGACCCTAATAAGATTGCAAATATATTTAATGATATAACTGAACTTAGTCTATTTGAAACATTTGCAGTTAATCCTAAGAAAGAAGCATTAATAAAAGCTATGGCTCTTAAAGATGGTTTTGACCAAGAGCTTAGTAATTCAACTGCTGAATTTAATAAAAAGATTAATGAAATGATTTCTAAATATCAAGATGAAAATGCAGATAAGACTCTAGGTAATTTCTTTAAATTAGGATTACATAATTTTGCTAATCTATTCAAAGATAGTAAAACAAGTAATGAGTTTATATCTAAAATAAATGAGCATACTAGAGGTCTAACCATTGATTTAAAGAATAAGATATACGACATCGTACAAGATGATGCTATGGCTAATAAGATTATAGATAGATTTGAAAAGTCTATTAGTGATTTAGCATATAAAGGTAAATCATCTCCTGATGCAATAGCTAAGAAGCTGATTAAGCAGTTAGGAGAAAATCCTATAAATAATATAAATAAAGTTAAAGACCTTAAAGACTATGTAGAGATGAAAGCTACATACTATTTAATTAATGGTCAAAAGCAATCGACAAAGACTGGTAAAGTTCACGATGCGTTAAGTGCTAATGCTAAGACTAATATGTGGAATGAGTCTATTGGTAAGTTGTTTAGCAAGAAAGCTAAATATGATGATTTTGATACTATGATAGATGAAGCATTACCTATCTGGAATAGATTTAAAAACAATCAAACATTATTCGGAGCCAATCCTAGTGTTGATTTATCTAATAGATATTTAAAGCTTGTTCCTGAAAGCAAAACAGGTGATATAAAGAAAGAACATATTGTTGGTACTGTATATAAAGGTAAAAGCAAATACTATGTTATTTCAAAAGATAAACATCAACAATACCATCTTGGTAATCAAGAGAGTAACATTATTGACTTTGAACCTAAGATGGCTCAAAAAGGTATTTTTAGAGTTAAAGGTAAAAATGAGAATGGTAATAAAATAGAGATGTTTTTAAAGCCTGAAAATATTAGAACAAGCAATGAGTTAGTAGATACATCTTTCACTAGAATGGCAACTAGAAATTTTTATACTAGACAATACGACCACTTTGGTGGAAAGATTGCATTTGAAGCATTTAATATTCTTAAGCAACAAGGCATACTTATTACCAAAGAAGAACTTAGAGAGTTACCAGTAGATGTTCAAGCTAAGTACACTAGAATTAACAATAAGCACCCATTAGGTAATAGCTATAAAGGTCATTACTTTAATAAGCAGTATGCTCACTATATTAATGGTACAAAAGGTTTTGATGTATATAAGATGAGTAAGCAAGTGTTTGGTAAAGATGTTGGTAAATTTATATGTAATATACTTAAATATACAGTTGAATTAACTAAGAGCTTGAAGACACCTATATTGCTTTATCATATGAAAACATATATAAACAACTTCGCATCTAATATGATTATACTTGGATTGCACACTAGAGGTAATGTTGTTCATTATATGTATAAAGCTAAAAAAGATTTAAATGAATATAAAGCATTACTAGCAGATGTAGTACAAAAGCAAATAGATGGTGTTGATTATTCAGTAGAATTAAAAGCACTAGAGGACCACCATATGCATCATATATTCAAGTTTGGACTTAATGCTACAATTCGTACTGATGCATATCATTTAGGTACATTTGAGGAAAATCTAATAGCTAAGAAGTTAGGAGATTTATTTGGCAATGATGCTGGTAACGCATATAAGATGTTAATGGCAGACCCTAGTACAAAAATAGGTTCTACTCTTGGTACAATATTTGATAGTACGGAGCTATATCCTAAACTAGCTCTATACTTACAAGAGCTAGAAAAAACTGGTAGTAAAGATTTAGCTACTCAAAAGGTTTTAATGGCATTCCCTACATACTACAACTTACCTACTGGTGTAGCAGTTATAGATGCATTTAGTCCATTTACTAAGTATATGTTCAATATACCTAAGATGGCGTTATATGCAGTAGACCAAAACAAATGGATTGGCTCTGGTGGTTTAGCTTTAATGGCGGTACTACCTAGAACCAATATGACTTGGGACGATGGAGATGAAAAGAAATATGAGTGGTATATGGATAATGGATTTGCTAAAGTAGATGAAGATGAAGCTGTTTATATTGAGAGTATGCTTCCATTCTCTATGAGTTCACCATTAGCTAGTGATAGTTCTATATTAGATAATTTCTTAGCATATAATTTAATTACACACCCTAGTAATTTAGTTGATTTCGGATTATTAACAGATTTAAAGAAAGTAAGGAGCCAGTAACTGGCTCTTTATTAGCTAGATTTAAGTTCTGCTAATCTATCTTCATAATATTTAATTTTTCAAATTTAAACTTAATATCTTGAATATCTTCATATGATAATTTAAAATATTCACCATTTAATCGTTTCGAATGATATTTTTTGTGTAATTCATTTTCAACATCTTTACTACATACAGCGACAATCTGTAATTTATAAGGTGATTGAATTTCATTAATTCTTTTTTCTATATTTTCCTGAGAAGTTTTTCCAATTTTATAAATATCATTATGACTGTGAGCCAAATAAGTTTTAAAAGATTTACTTTTTTTATTTTTATCTTCTTTCATTGAACCCATTAATAACTCTATTAGTTCTTTTGATTGTAATTCGTTGTATTTTTTTATACTCTCATTTAATGTTGTATTAAAAAGTTCACTAACAGTATTAGCTATATGCTCACAATCTTCTTTTGAATAAGATGAATTCAAGTATATACTATTATATACTAATTCATAAATTCTATTAGTTTCTTTTTTTATAAATTTTTTATTTACTTCTGTTGAAGTTAATTTGATTAATTCATTCATAATAACTTTCAGGAGCTTGAAATTTGGTTATCTTTAAAGTGTGAGTATTTAAGTGAAGTTCCCAAGCTTCTCTTAGATTAAAACACTTAAAGAAGATACAATGCTATGAAGGTGCTTGGGAAAACCTGTGTTCATTGTATCTTCTTTAAATGTTCTAAAGTAATTATATCATAAAATATTTAATAGAGCCAACACTGGCTCTTTATTGATTAAAGACCTAACCAAGTTCTTATTTTATATAACCAAGTTGGTTCATCAATTTTTATAATTACATTGTTTTTAAACAGTCTATTGCTATTTAATGCTAATCTCTTTGCAGGATTATATGTTGGAATATTTTTATTTTTACTTTCAGTTCCAACCCAAAAGAACTTATTTTCATTTGGATATTTATTAAATACCTCTGCTGTTATAGGTAAACTCCATCTTTTATGTTTACTTAATACATCTTGAACTTCATCAAAAGTCATCTTCTTTTCAAGTATTTTATATCTAATCATTAGCAAGACCCTAAAATACATACATCATAATTAGCTTTATACCATTTGGCTTTAGCTTCTTCTGATGTATCTTTTTGAAACTTACCATCGACAATAGAACCAGTCCTGCTATCTATCTCTTTAACTGTTTCGCTTAAAGCCCTTTGTGGGTTATAACCTAGCTTCATAATCGCACCAATACAGAAAACTACTATATCACAATATGCATCTACTTTATAATGTTTATCAATTTCTTTTAACTCTTCTATAACTTCAGATGCTTCCATCTTTATTGTGAACTCCTGAAACCCATTCATTAATTTTTTTCTTTTTTCTTTAGGTACTTTGTATCCTAACGATTCCATCAACTCTTCTAAAATATTAGTATGCTCATTTAATGCATCGTATGGTTTTTGGTTCAGTAGTCTATCTCTTTGCCATTTTTCTATTTTTTTAATTAGCTTCATTGAAAACCTCATTTTTATGTTTAATAATTACTTCATTTAAAGCTTTAGTAGCTTCACTAATATTGTCTGTAATCTTAACTACTCTATAGTAGTTACATTTATCTCTACTATATTCAGGTACTGCATCAAATACTAGATGCTTACCAGTATCTCTTGAAAATTCTTTTAAGAATTGTTTTAATCCTAATACCTTTATTCCTGATACTGAACTATCAGATAATTTGTACCAACCACTATCTATATGTTCCACTAAGTATATTGCTTTATCTTCCATTATAACTCCTCATATTGTCTGTAATTTTCAGCTATCCAAAGATAGTTAGCTCTGTCTTTTTCACTATCACCTAAAGCATTTGTTAATTTGTCTATCTCATTTAGAGTTAAACTTTTCTCTTTTAATATCTTGTTGATATGTCTAATTCTTGTTTCTTTCATTTGAGCCATTAACTTTGCAACCATTGGCTCTTTAATAGATACACTTAATGTCTTGGTCCACTCTCTAGCTATCATAGGAAAATTATTCCCATATAGCTCTTTTCTTTTTTTAATTAAATCTACATCTATCATTATTTACAGTCCTTTTTCCCAAATAACTCTTCATAAGCACTTTTCCTATCTTTTTTTACCAAAAAGAAACCAATCAGTAAACCAACAGCTCCAGCTAATATTGCTATTATTATTGTGTAAAATAAAAAATCAAAAAACATATTTCCCCTCTCATCTTAAGATTAATTCTTTGTGTTTCTCCCAAATCTTTTTACTAGATTTGAGAGTATCGTTAATAACCTCATTGTCTTTATATTCCTCTAAAAGAATTTTCCATCTCATTTTTAACAACTTATATCTACCTGCATTAGCAGAACCAAAGAAAGCCTTAGCTTTAATAAAACCATCTTCATCTAGTCTTTTAAATAGCTCATAGCTAAATAGAGCATAATTAAACTCTATATTATCCATCTGCTTTGCTATCGAACTGTTTTTAAGTATCTCAATACATTGGCTCTCTATTTGATTAAATCTGTGTCTAATGAGCCAATCTTGTGTCTTTAACTTAACTAGCTTCATTCCATTAGTTACTAAGCTATCTTTCTCTTCAATTATCTTATCAAGATGCATATCTATTAGAAAGAGAATTATCTTTTTAAATAATGCTCTTCTATCTTTAGCATCTGGTAACAACTCTTTAATCTTTTCATTAATCTCTGTATTATTCATTTTAAACTCTTTATTGTTTAGTAATCTAATAAGTTTATAACACTATATAAATCTTCACACTCTACTCTAGCTACCATAGGTATACCTCTTGATGGGTTATAAGTATCAAAAGGATATTTACTATCTCCTTTTGTTCCATATACTCTATCACTTCTCTCTAAACCCAGCCAACCTTTTTTTTTTCATCAAAGAACTCTCTATCATCTGATAATCCTCTTCTCTCATCTGTTACCATTAGTACTATAAATTCATTATCTGCTAACTTGATACCATTTTTAGCAACTCTATCTGGTAGTAATGTTATATTCTCATTATATTTTACTTCTTTCATCTCTTATCCTTTAGTATAGTTCAAACCTAGTTATCGCTGATATCTGTCTTAGTGTATTTACTCCAAAATCAGTCTTTGCTTTTTTCAGCCAACTATCTAATAAAAATATTTTTGGTATGAATATATATAAACCAGTATTTATATACTCTGCTGAATAAATAGTTATACCATCATCAATCATAAGAACTGTTGTTACTGTTCTAATTTTTGGTATTTTAATTTTCATCTTTTATCTCCTCCATTAATGTATCCATATCTATACCTAAAGACTTAGCTACTGCATATGGATTATTTGAATCAACATAAAGCCAATCTTCTTTGTCAGGTGAAAATTCATAATCCAAGTAGTAAAGTTCTCCATCTTCAACTGTATAAGTAACGCCATACTTATCTAGTACTTTTTTAGTTTGTTCAAAAGTTATTTCATAATTATTCATCTTTATATCCTAAAGCTATTTTTTGATACTCTTTAGGTAGACTATCTAGCATCTTTTGAGCCAACTCTCTTATCTCAAAGTGTGCATCTTTAGCTAATCTCAACTGTAAAAAGTTTTGAAATGCTCTCATATTCATACTTGTTTGTAACTTGGTTCTGTAAGCTTCGCAAAGATTGTATTTAACTATATCATTTGATTTATTAATAGTAATCATAAATCTTGTATTTTCTAATGCTTGAATAGAACAAGCGTCTATATCATCATCTCCACTTAAAACGATATATTTAGATGCTCTATCTATATCAAACCATCTTCTTGAACCATCAGTACCATTAACTATTAGCCAATCCTTTATTGGTTCATATGATATAAAAGTTTTTTCATTTTTAAGGTCTTTGTTTAATGTAAATCTACTTGATTTAACTGTTAAAGATTGAATTCTATGGCGTGAATATTGTTGTAAGCATCCTCTGCTTATTCTATCTATTTCCCAATACATTTGTATCATCTCTAGTATTGATGAATGTTTGTGCTTATTACCTACTCTACCAATAAGAGCTAAATCTTTAGAGCCAATATTACCATCTACAGTATCACTTAAATAATGATTATCGTGGCTCATTCTAATTGCATTACTACATAACCATAATGGTGTATTAAATAGGTTTTCTACTTTAATGTTTTTCATAATCTACTCCCAAAATATTAAATAATCTACATCTTCAATGTTAGCTTCAACTTCAAAGATTTCTAATGCTCTAGCATTATCATCTTCGTGTAAATCAACTCTAATTTCTCTTGCTCCTTGCTCATTATCCCACTCTTCATAATCAATTTGAAAATCCTGAAGTTTGGTTCTGGCATAATTTAATTTTGCCATAATCAATATTGCTTTTAATTCTAATCTTTTTTTCATAACTTACTCCTTTTAGCAATTTTTATTCATAAGGTCTATCATCGTTTTTTTATCAATAACTCCATCTTTGAAAAGTTTATAAATTCGACAATCCCATTTAAAGATATTTACACCAAAATAATCTTGTATTTTATTCATAAAAATAGTTTTAGTTTTCTTTTCTATAATTTCATTAACCTCTTCATCTGTATAGTAAACATAATAGATATAGGAAATATACGCATTACTCACATTGCCATAATCATCACAAGTTAATTGATTTACAAAATGACCCCACCAGTGTTCTGGTAATTCTTCAACCTTTTCTTGAAAATCTTTCAATGTGCTAACAATATAGTCAATATCATTTTCAGTTAGACATTCATCTGAAAGTATTACATTTCTTTTTAAACTATTTTTATTGTCGTTATTATTGATTTAAGCTTTATTCGCTTCTTCTTTAGCTAATTGTTCTAACTCAACAATATCTTTTAAGATATCTTTATAAAATAACTTATCCATTTATCATCTCCTCATATTTTTTCCACATTTTCTCTCTCATCGTATCAGCATCAATTTTTCCATTTTTGAACTCTTCAAAGGTTTCATTACACCATCTATTTTTAGGTACTCTAAAGTAGCTATATAACTTATCTTTAAAGTTATTATCAAAGAACTTGTTTCTTATTTTATATACTTCAGTTTCACTATATTTTGTATAGTATGTATACTTAATAGTATCAAGTGTTACTATGTTATTTTCATCAATATCATATTCCCTTTCATACTCTCCGAACCAATGCTCTGGTAATTCACTTATTTCAGTTGCAAAGTCTATCATCTCTCTTGCTATATCTAAAGGGTTTTCATCATTATGTATTGATGATGAACTAATCATATCTCTTTCTAATGTAGTTTTATCATTAGTGTTATTGATTTTCATATTATCAAGTCTTTCTCTTACTTCATCTTCTATCTTTTTCAAATCAGTTTCTACATCTTTGTAGTATTTTTTACTCATTACTCCCTCCTTTTATTTGTTTCTTTTTTTAACTCTACTGATAATAGCTTCTAAAGCTTCTGGTTTTGTGTTAAATACATCTTTTTCTTCAAACCATTTCTGTATACCTATATCGTACTCAATTAAAAGACATTTCTGGCTATCAAGTCTTACTCTAATCTCACGCACTCTACTATCTAATATGTCGTAACTGTTTTTCTGTACTACATACACTATTTCATCTAAATCGAATTTAGTTTCAATTTGCATCACTTACTCCTCTTATATCTAACTCTATAATAGGGTCTTTATACTCTTTATCAACATTTGTTGGCTCTAAAATGATTCTATTGTATTTATCATCTTTTACATAACCAATATCAGTTAAAACATCTTCTACAATCTTAAGAACCAAAGCAACATTGATAGCATCTATATGCTTTCTATAGATTATTTTACAAGTAATCTCTAGTGATTTATATTGCTCTGTTGGCTTTGGTATATACCACTCTTTTAATTGATTTTTGAATTCCATTTTGAACTTTGATAATGTAGCCCAATGTGCTTTCATATAATTATTTAAAGTTAAATTTTGAGGTTTCTTAACTCCTGATATTTTAATTTTTGGATATGGTATTTTAATTACCATTCCAGACCTTTTGGAGTATCACTTTCATAATATTTAGGACAAATATTTTTATAACTACAATATAAAGCACATTTACTACTTTTCTTAGAGCCATCTTTGTATGTAATAAATCCATACTTAGCATCGCATTGTTCAGGATAAGATTTAACTTCTTTTGCATCAAAATCAATATAATTATCTAGCAACTCTTTAGTTGTATTAATCTTTTGTTCAATCTCTTTAAAGTCAATAGTAGGTATTTTAACTATTTTAATATCTTCTTTTTTGAGTTTACTTCTATAGTCCCAACCACCATCTTTTAATAGAAATACTAGATATAGATTATTGATTAACTCTCCATATTTATTAGCCCAAATATATCTACTAAAGTTTAGTTGCAATATATAATCATTATCAAGTAAATTACCTTTTTCAATATTTTCAATCAGCTTTTTAACTGTAAAATGTTTTGTTGTTTTCCAGTCATAAAATGCTATTGGTCTATTGATTACTGCACAATCCTCACCACCACATTCTGTTATTTCTTCATATTCAATTAAATCTATAGTAGATGTTAATCTATAATCTTCATCTTCATATTCAACCTCTACTTCAGGGTTATATGTATTATCATCTTTAAATAACGACTCTAACCCTTTATGCACCAGTGAACCAAATGTTGCTTGACTAAAATTCTCTAATTGTTCATTACAATGAGCTACACTCATAACTAATTCTAGTGGCTCTCGATTTAACATCGTAGATGAAATTCTTTTATCATATGGTTCTCTTTTATATTTAAGTTTTTCTAGTAAATCATCAATTAACATTGTTTTTCCTTTTGTTGTTTAATTAAGCTTATTGCATCTTGCATATCTTCAAATACTACATATGTATTTAGAAAGTTATCGTTGTGATATAAGTCATACCACATATTTAAAACATTACATACATATAATCCATTTCCAATATACAATACATCTGAATACTTCTCTTTAAGTTTGTTATAGATTTTTTTGTTCATTTTGTATCCTTTTTTTGCTTACTAGCAGTTGTTACCAACCGCTAGTTTGCTTTTCAACCTCTTCTTTCTTAGCTTCAGTTTTAGTAGATGCAGGTTCTTTTTTGTTCTCTTTTTCCTGTGCTTTATCTAATGCTTTAGCTTTTTTATCTAGCTCATCTTTTTGAGTATCTATACTACAAGCACATTTAAGTTCTAAGTTACCATAATCATCATTTTTCTGCACTAATCCAAGATAGCATTCTTTACCAATTAAATCTTGGAATATTTTAACTTTTTTCTTTTCAGAGCCAATTTCGATTACACCATCAATTCCACTTGCAATAAATGTATTTAGGTCTTTATTAACACCACAAGCTTCTAAGATTGATTTTAATTGACCCCAAGCAGGTAATGGTCTTTCTCTACCACTTTTATCAGTAAAAGTTGTCTTGTTGCCTTTATCATCACCACTAGAGATATATAGGTTAAAACTACCTTTTATACCATTATTAGCTAATTCTGCATTGTCCTTAATCTCTTCATCAGTTGCTTTTGCATCAAAGTTAATACGAATAAAATTTGCTCCACCTAGTGATTTATCACCATATGCTTCACTAATTCTTATATATCTTAAACCTGATGGTTTTAAATACTCTTTAATATCAGCACTCTTTACTTCATTTAACATACTCTCATCTAATTTTACATCAAACATTGTTTATCCTTTTAATTTAATTTAATTTATACAAAAAGAACCAAAAAAGTTCTTTAACCTCTATTGCTTAGCTAACCAATAAATTCCCAACCTCTTACAACCACATATTGATTAGTTTTTCAAATAACCTTTGTCCCAAAGAGAACCTAGAGGGTCATCTACTGTCATTGGTTCTGATGAGTTGAATTGTCTACTTCTAACTTTACTTTCACAATTAGTACTATCAAGAACCAGACTTCTTTTGTTATCTTCATCTAGTTCTATTCTCCCAACTAAGTCATATAATGATGCTAATCGTTTTGTAGCCTTTTGACCATTCATTAACGGCTGTGCATAATCTTTAAAGTCTTTTGTTGTTTGTTCTTCAAGAGCTAGCAATACAACATTCATTTCTCTTATGTCTCTAAATGATTTACATATGTTTATTTGCTTTTCAGCTATTTCTCCCCACATCTTTAGAGCCATCTTAGGGTCTTGATATGTTGGGTCAGATTTAACTGAATTAAACACAATATCTGATAGTTCCGATAGACTATCTAGCACTACAGTTTTATAATTGTGTTCTTTCAACGTAAGATATGTATAGATTTCTCTAATTTCTTCTAATGATTTTGTGCTAACTACATCTATATTAGCTTTCTCTTCATCGCTAAAATCTTTCATAGTGTTAGTTCCAGACTCCATATTGATTAGTAAAACTTTATGTCTTTTTGCAAAAGATTTAATACTAAAAGTTTTACCTGCACCTGATTTAGCATAGATTAATGCTTTTAGGCTATCTACTTTTTCTACTTCACTCAAATTAACTATTTTCATTAGTTTCTCCTTTTAATTTATTGTTATACTCGGTTATTTGAACCAAAACATCTCCAGCTACTTTCCATAAAAACTCTCTTTTAGGTTTTATGACTTTTATCAATTTATCTGTTTCAACCTCCTTGATTAATATTTTAGGTTTATTGAATATTTCTAAATCTATTTCCATATAAATCATTTGTTCAATCTCTTAAATATTGTTTTTTCAATTTCTATTTCACTCAATGCATCTGATAAAAGAGAATTTACATAAAGAACCATATCTTTAGCTTCTTGCTTATCTCCAGTAATATCTTTTACCATAGTTCCATATCTAAATAGTATTGTATTTCTAGAACCAGTAATAGCATTAGATACTGCCCATTTAGTAGCACCATCAATTCTTTTATCTAGGTTAGCTGTATCTACTACTCTTAGAGCGTTTGAAACAGCTAATTGCTCTTTTGTATCAGGTATCGCTAAAGTTGTATCAAACAGTTCTTTTATTCTATTTGTATAGACTAATGCTTCACTATTCGTATACCATAACCTACTTGGCTCTACAGTTGAATAATCAACTGCATTTTCAATACCTAATATATATGCTATATTTTTAACAAACTCTTTATAATGATTTACATCTTCATATCTAAACTCCTTTTTAAGAGGTAAAATTATTCTGTATCTATCAGCTACAAAACCATTTTTCTCTTTTTGATGATTTCTAGTTGTATAAATGATATATGCATATGGTATTAATAAATTTTGAGCCAATTCAAGCTTTAACATATCATCTATATCAAACGCTATTGTATTAACTACTGGTATTGCGTTTTTCTGATTTCTTGTTCCTGAATAATGTATAAAAGAGAACCAATCAGTATTTGATTTAACTAAAGTTTCTATACTTCGTTCTCCATCAAGGAATGGAATGTATAAAGATTTAGTTTCTTTACCTTTTTCTTTTAAGCCCTCCTGATTAATAGATACAATAATCTCTTTTAATGTAACATCTTCTATTGCTTTCATTGATACATTATTATTTCTTACAGTTAATGTATAATCCTTTCTGTATGCATAATCTTTTAGTAAATCTAACTGCTCCTCTAATTCTGTTTTTCTTAACTTTATATTTATTGCGTCTAATACCTCTGTCTTATAAGCAATCTTTTTCCACTTTAGATAGTCAAATATCTTCAGATATGGTTGTTTAGGTTTAAACACTTCTAGCAAAGCCATATTTGACTTTTTAGCCCAATCAATAGCATAGGATATATCATCTTCTGTTGGCTCATCATTTCCATTAATAATGGCTATTATGACCGATAGTCTTTCAATCTTATCTATAGAGTTAGCAATGATTCTGTTTATCTCTGTTGGCTCTTGATTATATTGGTTTATTAGTTTACTTCTATAATCATTTAATAGTTCACTATTTACTATAAATTCTTTATTGTCATCTATCAATCTAATAAAAGTGTATACATATTTTAATAACTCTATATATCTTAAATCTTCATTGCCATCTGAATGCTCTATCTTATTGTTATTGCTATTTACAAAGAAGCATCTTCTAGCTAATCCACTTTCTAAAATATCAAGTAGTTCTGCTTGTTTATTACTATCTCTTTCAAATGTACTAGGACTTCCAAATAGTATTACATTACTTGGTACATTATATACTGGTTTGTACTTATTATGAACATTTACTGAACCATCAAATGTTCCTGATTGCCATAACTTGATTAGAGTATTTGTTATGTTTTTATTCATAATTGAGCCAAACTCTGTTTCAACTAGGTTTATTGAACCTTTATTTATTCTATCAAAGAATTGACTTACTGCCAATAGACCCTCTAGTGTACCTTGTAATGGTATTTTATAGTTATTAGGTACATTAAATCCATCTTCATTGAATGAACCGCTTATTGGCTCTGGATTACACTCTTTAAAATCATCTGTTAATATCTCTACATAATCAAATTTAAAAGTTTTTTCAATTAAATCTAATGAGTAATCTTTACCGCTTCCACTAGGTGCAAATGTTATTCCAAAATAGTTTGCAAATTTACCATTTACTTTAACTCTTTTTAGTCCAAGTATAGAACCTATAAAGAAAAACAAATTATTAATTACAATATTTTCATCAATTTTTGTTTTTGTTGTATGCTCTATATTTTTCACTAAAGAACCTACTATATCCAATAGCTTCATCGTTCCACTCCTTTATTGTTTGTAAATGCTTACCTCTAGTAAACATACTAAAGAACCAATCTATATGTTCTCTAATCTTTCCATCTATCATATAGTTATAGTACTCTTCAGCAAATTTTAGAACTATAACTCTCTTTTGAAAAGACTTTTTGTCATATCCATAAAATACTTTTCTCTGCTTTCTTATATTTGGTGGATAGTGTAGACCTATATTTATGCCTTTTATACCGCTATTTCTTAAAAATCTTTGTAATGGCTCTTTTGATTTCTCTGACCTTCTATTCATTGAGTCCCTAGAGTCTTTATATACGACATCATACACTCTATCTAATCTCTCAAATGCACTTAATACATCTTCTTTTGTTTCACAATGATTAAAAAATCTATAAAATACAAGTATATCTCCTTTTTTCATTGAATAGAGTTTGTTAATATTTATAAGCTCTTTCTCTATTTCTGATTGAGATACAAGAAATGTTGTTTTGATAGGTTTTACTCTCAAATTCTCTAGTTCATCAATATACATATTGATTATATTTGTTATATTTTTAATCTTTCTATATCTATTTCCATTCTTTTTTAATCTAAATCTTAATTTATCTTTCAAGAACATCGTGTAGTAAGAAGAATTTGTATAATATAACAATATGTCTTTCCTATAAAGCCTATATATCTCTTTATACTGTCTTAGATATTTATCTTTGATTAACAGTTCATCAATCATCTCTTCATAATCTTTCTTGAACTCTTCAAATCTTTCAAATAGAAAATCTATATTTTTGTCTTGCTTCCTCTTCTTGTTTTTTGCTATATTCCAGAACCAGTTATTTGATTTTATATACTTAAGTGTATGTAAATCTATTCTTTTTTTATCTTCCATATTTAGTTCCTATTTTGCTACTGAAAACTTTTTATAGAAAGCTTTTCTTGCTTCTCCGTTAGAGTTATCCACAATAGCTCTTGCTTTTAAATACTCTTTAAAATCTTTTCCAGTTCGATAACCGTCTAATACGGCTATCTCATATGCTTTTGCTAAATCCATTATTTCTCCTTTTCAATAAGTTCTTTATTGAATTTAATTTTATATACAGTAAAATCTTTTGCACCATATAAAACATCTAATGAGCAACCATCTAGTTTCTCAAAGGTATTAATTACTTCTTCAATACCTATACCATCAGCTATAGTTCTTTTACCAGAACCACCGTCAGTATATGCATATTTGTAATCCTGCTCTCCAATAACTCCGTTAATTAATGTTGATAATACTGTACTGCCTCTATCGTATCCATATCCACCTGCTGATATTTTTGTTGGTGTATAGTGTCTGTATATTCTTGCTCCACCATTTCTGTTCCAATATATATGAAACTTAAACTCACTCAAATCATCTGGATTGTTCTTTATCTCTTTTACTAAATCTAAATATTTACTCATAATTCAAATCTCCCTTCATTTAAAATATCACAAACTTTTTGTGCATCTTCTTCTGTAATAAAATATACTGATGTTGGATTATTGTTAAATCGTTCACCTTTAACAGAATATTTATCTGAATAAGATATATAATAGTTGATTTCTCCCTCTTCAAACATATGATTTCTACTAAGTTCACATTCTTGATCTCTAAGAGCCAATAACTTTGTAAACTTTTTTATTTGCTTTAATGCAAGTTTTACTGTTATTTTATCATTTCTAAATAGTCCATTTTCTATAGAAAAATTACCTACTCTAGAACTTTTAAAATGTTTATCATTGCTTGCTATATTGTCATTTAAACAGATTAGATATTCTCCATCTGTTAGTTCAACATTTGGTTTTTTAGGTATTTCATATTTTACTTCATCATAGAATAGTGTTTGGTTCTCATAGGTTTCAAACATAACTCCATCTAATGTATAATAAAAAATGCTAGTGTCGTATTGTTTATTATCAAATTTTACTTTTAGTACCAATCCACTCGAAATTATACTTTCATCAATAGCTCCTGCATCAACAACATCTTCTATTGTTCCCCAGCCATATTGAAAACTCCAAACTCTTGTTCCTTTCTTCTCTTTACTTGAAAAATAACTCATTTTTATTCCTTTAAATTAATTTATACAAATAGAACCTAGTATGGTACTTCTGCATCAAAATATTCATCTGTATCTTCATCTTTAGCTCTAGTTTTATAGATAAATTTCATTTTTGACTCATTTAAGAGCCAATCTGCAAAGTATCTTAATGATGCTATCTTTTTGCCTTGTTTAATGATGTTCTTGGTTCTCTTTTTAATAGATGAGGTTAATCTATCTATATGTACTTCAAATCCATCTTCCTCTGCTTCTTTGATTGCTTCATTAATACCATCTAAAATCCAATCTACACTATTATGTTTCTGCTTTAGTAAATAACCTTTTTCAAGATAGAACCAAATAGCATATGCAATCTCTATTATTCTTTCAAGTTCTGTTTCTGCATCATATAGCTTCAATAACTTATCAAAAGACTTATTATAGATATTATCTTTCTCTTTTAGATAAGTCTGCTCTAATAACTCTATATTTTCGAATTTAAGCTCTTTATCATATGAGTCAGTATAATTGATTATAGACTCTTTATTTAACGATTTAAGAGCCTTTTTTGCCTCTCTAGTGCTAGTATCTGGCTCTAGCATTAATAGTGGCTCTTCAAGGAAACCTAATCTAACACTACATAATCCTGCATCAATAATATATGCTGTATCTTTACCTTTGTATGGTGTATTTGCACGTGAGCCAAATTGATGCCATAACTTAAGTATATTAGTTGGTCTAAAGTTAATTATTCCATCAGCTATTGGAGCATCGAAGCCTATTGTTAAGCTCATTACAGATACTAATACATTAACCTCTAAATCTTTTTCTTCATCAAATAAATTATCTCTTAGACTATTTACTATTGGTCCATCTGATTTAAATGCTTCAATAGTTAATTCATTTTTTGCTGTACTCTTCTTTGAGTGAACCACTCCTACTTTATCTGTTAATATCTCTTTAACTAAATTAGTTACCATTTCTGCGTGAGCTATATCAACACAGTAGATAATCCATTTTTTATCAGTTCCAAACTTATCTTTAATACCTTTTAGAATTGATGATATAAATATAATATTTTGCATTTTTTCACTTAATTCTGATGTATCAAAATCTCCCATTGATGTAGTTTTAACTTCATCTAAATTAAGCTCTTTAGATGCTTTAGGAATAATATATACTGGTTTCTTCCAATATCCATTGTCAATAGCCTTTTCTACTGAATAGAACTGTTTTATATTTTCTTTTTGAATAACAGCTCTAGTTAGACTATCTATAGGTGTAGCATCAAATCCTATAGTTTTTACTGGGTCTAAAAAGCTAATAATCTCTTTATGTCTTTTTCCACTAGATGCTTTAGAGTACTCATCTCTAAGTACATAAATACTATCAAATGCTTTTAATGCTTCAATAGTTTTTCTATACTTATTATCTTTATGGAAACTTTGCTCCATTATGAGCCAAACATTACTATTATCGCTGTATCTATCTTTACCTGCTTT